TTACGATTGGAAAATCACGGCTTTAAAAAAAGCACCAGCGCTAGACGGACTGTCTAATGTGATTACACACATTAAATTTACCTACACAGGAACAGATGAAGAGTCTGGAGAGTCTCATACATTTAACGGGGCTTGCCCTGTGCCTCCCCCTTCAGCAGATAACTTTACAAGTATCGAATCATTAACTGAAGAAACAGTTATTGAATTGGCTAAAGAAAATCATCCTACAGATCATATGGATGAGGTTATTGAAAAAGCTATTAAAGCTAAAATTACCCCTGTAAACGAAGATGTTACAGAATTAAGCTGGTTAAATACAGAAGCTGAACCAGAAACTAACACTGGAGATAATCCTGAATAAAAAAAACAAATAAAAAATGGCAAACACTTACAGCTGGCAAATAAACGCCTTAGACACAAGACCTTCTCAAGACGAGTTAACAAATGTAGTATATAATATACATTGGGGTTTAACCGCTACTTCGGATCAATTAGACGACGATGGCAATGCTTATACCGCAAATTCTATAGGAACTCAAGCTATAGACAATGAAAACACAGATGATTTTACTGCTTTTGAAGATTTAACTCAAGAGATTGTAGAAGGTTGGTTAGAAGACAGTGAATTAGATGTAGATGGCATTAAAGCAAGTCTTGATGCGCAAATTGAAAAAGCTATTAATCCTGTTAGTGTTACTAAAAATGTTCCTTGGTAAAATTAAGTTTTAACAAGTAATATATACTGTATACTAATAAATTAAATTAAATTATGTCAAAAATTTCAGAAAAACAATTAGAACAACTACAAAAATTTGTACAAGGCTTAAATCAAGCGCAAGCACAATTAGGTCAATTTGAAATTGAAAAACACAACCTGTTACACCAGGCTAGTGAGATTCAAGCTCAATTACAAAAGTTCCAAAAAGAATTAGAAGAAGAATACGGTAAAGTATCTATAAACATTCAGGATGGAAGCTATACCGAAATTTCAGAAAAAGATGAATCTAATTCGGAAGATTAGTATCGGTAGAGACTATAAAAATGAGGCTATGCATTACTCCGTAGGTCAAGAGGTCTACGGAGGGCATACCATCTGTGATATAGTTGAAGAAGAAGATAAGTTTAGTATCTATATTAAAAAACGCAACGAAATATTGCCGTGGAAAGATTTTAACAAAAATATGGCAATAGCAGTTGAATATAATTTGCAATATTAATGCGAAGTATTTTTAGTTTTATAGTTGAACCAAAAGAAGAACGCTACAATAATAAAAAGCAAATTGGCGACAACGAATTAATATTAAATACAGAAATATCAGATCACAGGTACATTAGCAGAAATGCAGTTGTACTTGAAACCCCGGTCGCGATTAAGACATGTATAGCAAAAGGTGACGAAGTAATTGTGCACCACAATGTTTTTCGCAGGTGGTATGATGTTCGCGGCAAAGAAAAGAATTCTTCTAGTTTTTTCGAAGAAGACAAGTACTTTGTAACAGATGAACAAATTTTTTTATATAAGCGTAATAATAAATGGCACGCTCCAAAAGGTTTTTGTTTCGTAAAGCCTTTAAAATCCAACGATAAATTTGATACTAATAAAGAAAGACCTTTAATAGGTGTTATAAAATACACCGATGCCGCCTTAGGTAAAGCTGGTATTCAAAACGGTTCTTTAGTTGGATTTACTCCACACAGTGAATATGAGTTTATTGTTGAAGGAGAAAGAATGTATCGTGTACCTACAAATTCAATTTCAATTAAATATGAGTATCAAGGAGACGAAAAAGAGTATAATCCAAGCTGGTCACAAAGCGGTTGATGAACTTATAAAAGTTGCTGAAGAAAAAATCATTACTAATACGGAAGATGATGTATCTGCAGATAGACTTAAAAACGCTGCAGCTACTAAAAAGCTAGCAATATTCGATGCTTTTGAAATATTGAATAGAATACAAGAAGAAGAGGCAATACTTGAAAATAAACCTCGTAAAGAAAAAAAAGAAGCATTTAAAGGTTTCGCTGAAAGAAGAAGTAAATGATGTACCAGCAAACTTTATATAAGGTTATAGAACCTATAAAAATAAATAAGCTAAAGCGATTCAACAAAGCTAAGCGATGGAAATACGGTTATGACAAAGATGAAGATCTTATTGTTATAAGTAAGACAGGGCAGATAGGAGAAGTATACGAAATACAAAATCTTAGAATAGCTTTGCCTTTAGCGCCTACTAAATTAGTTAAAGGCGAAAACAAATGGAGCAGGGAAGAGTATCCAAAAGAATTAAGTAAAATAAAAACAATATTCGATTGGAAAACTTATCCTCAAGAGTTTCAAGAAAAGTGGGAACCGTACATTGACGAAGAATTTAAACGCAGGGAAGAAGGACATTGGTTTTATAATAAAGAAACACCAACTTATATAACGGGAACTAACTACATGTACTTACAATGGACTAAGATCGACGTAGGTGCACCTGAATTTAGAGAAGCTAATAGATTATTCTTTATATTTTGGGAAGCTTGTAAAGCAGATGTTAGAAGTTATGGAATGTGCTATCTTAAGAATAGACGTTCTGGTTTTTCTTTTATGGCTTCTGCTGAAACAGTTAACTGGGCAACAATATCTAGTGACGCTAGGTTTGGTATATTATCAAAATCTGGAGGTGATGCTAAAAAAATGTTTACTGATAAGGTTGTACCTATTTCTATAAACTATCCTTTTTTCTTTAAACCAATACAGGATGGTATGGATCGTCCGAAAACAGAACTAGCGTATCGTGTTCCAGCATCAAAGCTAACTAGAAAATCAATACAATCTGGAGAACAGAGAGAAGAGCTAGAGGGTCTTGATACAACTATTGACTGGAAGAATACAGGGGATAACAGTTATGATGGTGAAAAGTTAAAATTATTAGTTCACGATGAAAGTGGAAAATGGGAAAAGCCAGATAATATTTTAAATAACTGGCGTGTAACTAAAACTACTTTAAGATTAGGATCAAGAGTTATTGGTAAATGTTTAATGGGGTCAACATCAAACGCTTTAGATAAAGGAGGTGAAAACTTTAAAAAACTATATAATGACTCAAACGTTACAAAACGGAACCGCAACGGACAGACTCGCAGTGGATTATATAGTTTGTTTATTCCTATGGAGTGGAATTACGAAGGATTCATTGATGCTTATGGACACCCTGTATTTAATACACCAAAAGAATCAGTCGAGGGGCCATACGGAGACCCTATAGACGTCGGAGTTATAGAACACTGGGATAATGAGGTTGACGGATTAAAAGGCGACCAGGATGGCTTAAACGAGTTCTACAGACAGTTTCCACGTACAGAAGAACACGCGTTTAGAGATGAAACAAAAAACAGTATATTTAACTTAGCTAGAATATACGAACAAATAGATTATAACGAAGATATACAATCGTTAGCCGGGGTAACAACTGGTAGTTTTCAATGGGAAAATGGCATACAAGATAGCAAGGTACAATTTGTTCCAAATCCAAGTGGTAGATTTAAAGTAAGCTGGGTACCACCTGTAAACTTACAAAACCGTGTAATAGTAAAGAATAACATAAAATATCCGGGAAATGAACATATAGGTGCGTTTGGGTGTGATAGTTATGATATATCCGGCACTACAGATGGACAAGGATCTAAAGGAGCGCTGCACGGTTTAACTAAGTTCAGTATGGAAGATGCTCCTGCTAATATGTTTTTTTTAGAATATGTAGCACGACCTCAAACAGCGGAAATGTTTTTTGAAGACGTTTTAATGTCGCTAGTTTTTTATGGGATGCCGTTACTTGCAGAAAATAATAAACCTAGACTATTATATTATTTAAGAAGAAGAGGGTATAGAGGATTTTCAATGAATAGACCCGACAGAGCNAATAACAAGTTATCTGTTACGGAAAAAGAAATTGGTGGAATTCCTAACTCTTCTGAAGATATAAGGCAAGCACACGCGGCCGCTATTGAATCTTATATACAAAAGCATGTTGGAGTACTAGATAACCAAGAGTATGGTAGCATGTACTTTAATAGAACATTAAATGATTGGGCTAAATTTGATATTAATAAACGTACGAAATATGATGCGGCTATTAGTTCGGGATTAGCTATTATGGCTTGCAATAAGAATTTATATGCGCCAAATCAAAAGAAAACAAAATTAAAGCTTAACCTGAACATCGCTAGATACAAAAACGATGGTTCGCAATCCACAATAATAGAAAATTATGGCTGAGTCAGTTATAAAAAGTTATTTTCCTAGCCAAGTAGTTAGTGACGAAGAAAAAGCAAGCATAGAACATGGACTTGAAATAGCTCAAGCAATTGAGCACGAATGGTTCAAAAGAGATGCTGCAACAAATAGATTTTATGTAAATCAAAACGCATATCACAATTTACGTCTATACGCTCGGGGAGAACAATCAGTACAAAAATATAAAGATGAGCTTTCTATTAACGGAGATATGTCTTATCTTAATTTAGATTGGAAGCCTGTACCTATTATTCCTAAGTTTGTAGATATTGTGGTAAATGGTATGGCTAATCGTACTTATGATATTAAAGCTTACTCTCAAGATCCTTTTGGTGTAAACAAACGTACTGAGTATATGGAAAGTATACTTAGAGATATGCAAACACAAGAGCTTACTAGTTTTGCTAAAGAAAACTTTGGTGTTAATCTTCAAGAAAGTAATTTAGCTGAGTTACCAGCAAACGACGAAGAATTACAGTTACACATGCAGCTTAACTATAAGCAAGCTATTGAAATTGCAGAAGAGCAAGCTATAAACGTTCTTTTTGATAAAAACAGATATGAGTTAACTAAAAAGCAATTGTATTACGATCTTGCTGTTTTAGGAACTGCAGCGGTAAAAACCACATACAATAACTCGGAAGGTATTAAAATTGAATATGTAGATCCTGCTAATATTGTGCACTCTTATACTGAGTCACCATATTTTGATGATATATATTATGTAGGTGAAGTAAAAACAATACCTATTAACGAATTAAAAAAGCAATTTCCAGAATTAACTCAAGAAGATATGGAAAAGCTTTCATCTGAAGGATATTCTAATTACAGAATATATAACAGATATAATCCTATAGCAAACAAGCACGATGCTAACACAGTGGATGTGTTGTATTTTAATTATAAGACTTACAATCAAGAAGTTTATAAAATTAAAGAAACTGCTACTGGAGCAAAAAAAGCAATTAGAAAAAACGATAGATTTAATCCACCTAAAGATTCAAGAGCTAGATTTGAAAAAGTAGCTACAGATATAGAGGTTCTTTATGAAGGTGTTTATGTTCCTGGAGCTAATGTTATGCTTAAGTGGGAAATGGCTAAAAATATGGTGCGACCAAAAAGTGATTCTAATAAAGTTAAAATGAATTACTCTATTGTAGCTCCGCGAATGTATCAAGGACGTATTGAATCTTTAGTTAGCCGTATTACTGGCTTTGCTGATATGATTCAATTAACTCATTTAAAATTACAACAAGTTTTATCTAGAATAGTACCGGACGGAGTTTATCTTGATGCAGATGGTTTAGCTGAAATTGATTTAGGTAACGGAACAAATTACAATCCTCAAGAAGCATTAAATATGTTTTTCCAGACTGGTTCTGTAATTGGTAGATCATTTACTTCTGACGGAGATATGAATCCAGGTAGAGTACCTATTCAACAAATATCAGCAAGTTCAGGCGGTAATAAAATTTCATCTTTAATCAGCACTTACAATTATTACTTGCAGATGATGAGAGACGCTACAGGATTAAATGAAGCAAGAGATGGTAGTATGCCAGATAGTAATGCTTTAGTTGGTATTCAAAAAATAGCAGCTGCAAATTCAAATACTGCAACGCGTCATATACTACAAGCTGGATTATTTTTAGCGGCAGAAACAGCTGAAAAAGTATCTTTGCGTATTTCTGATGTTATCGAATATTCACCCGCTAAAGAGGCGTTTATACAATCTATTGGAGTACATAATGTAGCAACGCTTTCTGAATTAGTAAACTTACATATTCACGACTTTGGTATATTTATTGATTTAATGCCAGATGAAGAAGAAAAACAAAAGCTAGAAAATAACATACAAACAGCATTGTCAGCGGGGCTTATTGATTTAGAGGACGCAATTGATCTTCGTGAAATTAAAAACCTTCAATTAGCAAATCAGTTACTTAAAATACGTAGACGTAAAAAGCTAGAACGTGATCAAGCAATGCAACAGCAAAATATTCAAATGCAAGC